ACTTGAAATCGACACCCTTCCGCTTGTCCACGGTGATGGTGGTCTTGCCCTCGGTCACGTTCTGGGCCGACGCGGTAGCGCCGTCGCGAACGGTGAAGTCGGCAGGCTTGCGGATCGAGATGGTTTCTCCAACCTCGTAACCGTTGACCTTTTTGCCAAAGTCCTCCTCGTAGCCTCGGAAGACCTTGCGAGCCATGACCAGCTCATTATCGAGCACGGCCACGGCGGCGGACGCGATGATGTCCGCAGTAAGCGTGGTGTTCGCCATTGTGGCGGTTCCTTTCGATTATCGGGCCGAGCGGAGGTACTTAGCCATTACCGCCGGGTCCGAGAGATTGAGATTCGAGGCAGGGGAAGCGCCCTTCGCCTTCATGGCCGTCACGGGGGCGGCGGTTTTCGGCGTGATAGGGGCGGGCTTCTTCCCCGCCGATTGCATCCGGTCAAACATCATGGCCTTGTAGGCCATTTCCGCTGTTGCCGGGTCTTGACGCCAAACCTTCGCGGCATGATCCTTGTCAATGCCGTAATTCTGGGCCACGTAATCGATGATTTCTGGGATTTTCTGAGAAAAGCCCTTGATACGGCGCTCAAGAACGGCCTCGCCTTCCTGCGCCCGGCGGGCCGCTTCGGCCTCCTGCGCTTGCGTAAGCCCGGTTTCAAGCTGCGCCACTCGGTTGACGGTCGCGTTGAACTCGGCCGACTTCTGTGCCATCAAATCGGAAACGCGGCGGGCTTGGTCCGGGTTGGACTGCCACAGCGCGTTAACGTCGATACCGCGAAGCTGCTCGATTTCAGCCTTGATCTGAAGGCCCTTGGAATAGGCGCTCAGCACTTCGCCGTTGATGCCTTCCAGCTTGGCGACGGCTTGAGCCCTCGCCTCGACGGACTTGCGAACCTCGGCGACTTCCTGTGATTTCCGGGTGTAATCGGACCAAGTGCCCTTGGTGAATTTGTCCAACTGATCCGCTATTTCGTCCGGGATCGAACCCTTCGGCACCTTGAACTTGTTCCCGCCGAAATCGAATTCGATCTCCTCGGGCGGATGTTCGGCCTCGGTGGCATCCTCGGACTGTTCCGCATCAATCTCAATGCCATCGGCCTCGGCTACCTTAACGGGATCCGGGATCGTGGCTTCGGCTTCGGCGGCAACTCCCTCAAGGGCGGTTGCTTCATCGGACATTGGAAGGCTCCATCTAAGGGATGCGGCGTCTCACGACGCTGCTTTTCCGGGTTACACCCCCGGCGGCGTTCCCGGCTGCGGCGGGGCCGCTCCGGGCATTTGGTTAGGATTCATGGCAGGCGGCATCTGCTGCGGCTGCATCGGCATGGGCGGAGGCACAATGCCCTCGGCTGCCATGACCTGGGGCGGAAGCATCGCCTGGAGGCGCTTGGAAACCTTGTCCGCGCCTACGAAGTCCATATGCTCGAGCAGCACGTCGCCCAAGAGCGCGGCGCTATCCGGCACCGCCCGCATGATCTCGATCAACGTTTCGCGGGTTTCCTCGCGCTGGGTGGCAGTGGTTGGGCCGGAGGTCACGGTCACGTCATACCGGCCAACGGCCAGATTGTAGAGGCGCGGCTCGCCTTCGATTCCGGGAAGGACGGACCCGCCGTCTTCCATGGTCAGGCGCACGACCTTTTCTTTGCTGTCCTCGCCCAGTATGCGGATCGTCTCACGCGGACTGTAGATGGACGGGATGATTTCCACCAGCACCCGCCCGGCGTACCCGATGGCACGAGCCAGGTTGTCCTTGAAATGGAAGTTCGCCACGTCTCCCTGAGCTTCCCGCGCCATGATGGCCCGACCGCTCGTCTCGTTGCTCCTGGCACCGAGGGAGCTGTCATAAATGCCCGTGATGGCCTTGATGTCATCGGCGGCGTTCATGGCCTCCTGTAGCGCCCCAGCCGGAACACCGGCAAAAGCCTCGCGTCGGGGTGCCCCGCCCGATGACGGGTCGTATTCGAGGAATGCATGGCTCCGTGTGTTCGCGCTTGCCCACTTGGCCTCGTGGCCCCTCGGGACGAACCCGAGAGGTCCGACCCATGGCGCACGGGGGGCAAGTGCCACAAGCTCGGTGGTCGCCGACCGCCAGAAATTGAAGATGGCCTGCGGGTCGCGGGCGTCCCTGATCATGGACCTAAAATAGCGCCGCCCCTTGTGGAAAATCTCCTCCCCCCACACCGGGCAAATGGGAATGGTGGAGCCGGGCCAATCTTCTTCTTCAAGCACTTCGACGCCGGTCATGAGGCGTCGCGTCACGGTGTGGTATTTGGCCTTCCGGCGGCGCACCTCGGTCAACCCATTGACGGCCATGAAAGCTTGGGATGCCTCGTCATCCTTGAGCATACCGCCCAATTCAACGCCGCCCGCCGCGAAGAACTGACGCGCTACGCTAGGCAGGCTATCTGCCCGCATGACGCGACCGTCCGAAAGCTGGATGATTTCCCGCTCGTTTTCCTGGCGCGACCAATATTCGGAGATGCGGACGCTATCGTCCTGTACCCAGTCTTGATGCCATTCATGATCCCCAGCCTCGAACGATACCGGCGTGGCCTTGGGATAGCGGCGCTTGAATTCTTCCTGGGCCAGGAAGTCAGAGACGAAGGCATAGCTCCAGTCGGAGGCGTCAAACGAGGTTGACGACACATCCCAATGGACCATGAGCGAATTTGGGACGCGTTCGATCTTTGCCACAAGGTCAAAGCTGTCCTCATGGGCGTAGTCGATGGATATACGGAAGAACCCGAAGCCGCCAGACACGGCTTGGTCAATGGCGGTGTCATATGCCACATCGGCCATGCTGTCGCGCTCAATGGAGCGGATCAGGCCGGAGATGACCTCGGCAGTGTCAACGTCAGCGCCGCTGTCGACCGGAGAGACCTTGACGCCCGGCTTGGACTGGCGGCTTTCGTTGACGACTGAGCGAATGAACGCGGGAAGCTTGTTGATGGTCAGACACGGTCGACCTTCAAGCTCGCGCTGTTTTCGATCCTTGTCTTGCCACTGGTTCGCCATGCGAGCGAAGTCAATGTCTTCCTCGAAGTTCCGGCGGTTGTCGTCCGAAACAGTCTCGGATTCGTGAAGCCGTTCGCGGGCCTCCCGGATCAGGTCATCGTTACTTCCCGCGTTCTTCGCCAAAGCCTAAAACTCCCCAGCCTCACGGCGGTGATGCGGCGCATTGTGCGGTATTTAAGTACCGTCGTCAAGAAACGCGAAATCCCCGCCGGTGGAGGCGGCGGGGACTTGCGGGAACGCACCGGGAAGGGGGCAGGGCCGGCTTTCCAAAGCGGCCTATAGCGTCAACTCGGATAGGATAGCCCATAATCATGTGGCTTGGGAAGTGGATGCCACATCGCAGGCGACGATGGCGTGGCGTTCGGCCCAAAATAGAACCCGGACACTGTTTCCCAACCCCCGCCGTTCTGATATTCGGCCCATCGAACGAGAACAGGCCATTCCCATCGCGGGTTATCAGCAAGAAAACATCGCCCGTCTTTCGGGGCGGTGTCCATTGTTTGCCATGCACTATCCATCATCACCCCATCCACCCGCCAGCCCCATAATCAACCGGCGGCGCGGGATCGGCGGCCTTGCGCACCATGCCGGGGAATAGCTCTGTCATGGCCCATACTAGCGCGTCCGCCCGATCTGGGGAACCAGCGCCTTCGTATCCGCTCGCCGTGAACAGGCAAAGCTGGTCTTCAAGCTCGGGCATCGTCCCGACGTGATGGACGCGTCCCAGGCTGTAGAGGGCGGCGATGGGCTCGGCTCGGACGTGCTTGCCCCGCGTGGCTCGAACCTCCACCACCCGAAGGCCGGGCCGGACGGACTGGAGTGTATGGCGGCACATGTCACCGCCCTGGTTGACTTCGATTACGATGGCATCGGCCTCGTAGGCGTCGTAAAGCGCCACGGCACGCTCGGCCCACTGCCTGGGGCTGCCCCGCAGGCTGCCATCGTGGACGACGTAGCCATGCCCAGCGGTACAACGGCCAGCCACGACAACGCCATGCATGTCAGAGCCGCTTTCCGAACTCACGGCGGGGTCAATGCCCACCACGACCCTATCAAGCTCTGGCGCGGCCTCGCGGCGGTTCTGGGCGATGGTCACGCGGTCGAATATCGCGCCGATGGCGGCAGGCTCATAGTCGCCCAGCCAGATATGGCCGTATCGTTCGCGGCTGTGTTTTTCGGCATAGGCTCGCTTTTCCTCCAGTTCTGCCGGGAAAAACGGATTGTCGGAATAGCACGCCTTGACCACGACTGATTTGGTCGGTGGGTTCTGGCCGCGCAGCAGCTTGTCAATCGGGTCGGTGGCGTTTCGCGGGTTCCAGGAAAACCACATCTCAGAACCGGGAGAGCGGATGGTCGGGTCGAGAAGCTCAAGCGAGCGCTCGGAGATTGTCTGCGCTTCCTCGACCCACGCCACCCGAAAACCTTCGAGACTTTTTATGGATTCGCTGGTGTGGTCCTGCAGGCCCTGGAAGATGATGATGCCGCCCCCTGGTGTCTTGATGCAATCGGCCTGGACCTCGAATAGATGCCCCACGCCCATGGCCTGGATTTTGTCTTCCAGAAGGCGCTTGGCGGATTCCTTCAGGGACTTCTGAACTTCGCGCAGGCACACGGCGCGAAGACCGGGGGTGGTGATGCAGCGCTCGATCAGAAGCTCCGCGAAGAAGTGAGACTTCCCCGACCCTCTGCCGCCCCATGCGCCCTTGTACGTCGCCTGAGCCACCAATGGCAGGAAGACACGAGGCGTATTGATGTTAAGCGTTTTCATCAATGACCTTGGGGTCGCAGATGATGCGGCGGATTTCCTCGATAGGACCACCATCCGGCCCTGTATGCTCTTGCACGCTGGTTTCCTTCCACCGCGCCCGCGTCTTGAGCCAGAAGATAGCGGCGGTCACGGATTCGCGGCCATCGCCTGTCGCCTTGCGGAACAGGTTCTCGGCCACCCTGGCGCATGCCTCGGCATTGGCCTTATCCAACTCGTCGCGGTAATGCTCGCGCAGCGTATCGTCATGGATGCCAAGCACCCTGGCAATGTCATGCTGCGGGATGCCATAGGCGCTCATGGCCTTGACGGTCTTGCGCTGCTGCTCGGTCGGCTTATGCGGCGGCATTGGCATTGGTCTTGTCCTCTGCTACCTGGGCGAACGTCGCGCCGGTTGCTTCCATCCATATCTTTGCAATTGGATAGAGCGCGAGTGATGGGTTCTTCCGAACCTCCTCAGCGTCTACCCGGATCATCTTGTACCCCATCTCAGCGACAGCATTATTCTTCCTCTTATCCCGTTCTTTTACCTTTTCAGAAGAATGCCAGAATGCGCCATCAATCTCGACGACGATATAGGCTGACGGGATAAAATAATCGAAGCACCACGTTCCTATTCGTTTCTGCGGTTCGACCATAATGCCGATACTCTCAAGCCATTCCCCTGCGAT